TGATCAAAGATCACCGGGGTACCTTGCAGGCGATCCATGTACGCCTGTAGCTGCTCATTGGCACGGGCTACCGCGTTAGATACTAGCCTGCTGGCATCGGCATCGCTGATGCGCGCCTCACCAAGCCGTAGATGGCGTTCTATGACCTGGGCCATCAACCGCTGCTGCTCGGCAAGCACTCTGTTGTACTGCTCTTGGACGGCCGTGGTGTCACGTCCAAGGACGCGGAGGGAGTCCATGATCCCCGCGAGGCGCGTCAACTCGACGTTCAGACTGTCGAGGGTGACAGGTCGAGCCAGCAACCCGATTGCCTCGGCAGCAGCGATGGCAGCACGAGCAAAGTTTTCACTGAGAACCGTGGATAGCTCACGGAACCGTAGCTCAAGATCACGGGATGCCCGGATCGTGTGCTGGTCCATCACCTGACCAAGACGGATCGCCTCCTCACCCGCTTGCCGCAACCCTTGTGAGCCAAGTTGGCCCATGATGGTGGCGACACGGGCACCGGCCTCACCTAGCGCGGCTTGGGCGACACGTACCCGATCATGCGCGTTCGGCAGCCCTTGCAGTACATCGGCAAGAAGCGACCATGCCTGACTGACGTCTGTGACGTTGCGGAATTGCTCGACTAGGTGCGGTGCTGAGTTGCGCAGGAACGACAGGAACCCGCCCGTGCCCGTTTGAAGCTCACTGAGATTTCTCGATAGGGTGGCCGATGCCTGGGCAAGCTGCTCCTGATTGACGGTCGTGTCGCGAAACGCGAACGCCAACTGTTGAAGCTGTGTAGTGGTGAGCCCAGATTGGTCTGCTACGCGGCCAAGGGCTGCGGCGGCTTGCACCGACTGCTGAGTGAATTGGACGATTGCGCCCGCACCAAGCGCCACACCGAACACGCCAGCAAAGCGCTGGATGGCGGCACCCATCTTCGCGAAGTCGGCTTCAAGCGTGTTGAGGCTTGTCTTTGCCCGCTTGGCACCGGTCTCGAACGAGGCGGTATCCAAGCCGAGGGCGACCCCTCAAAGCTCCGATCAAATCGGCCATCGTGCTTACTTCTTGTAAGTGTTGGCGAACATGCGCAGTGCCTCGCGCATTTGTTCAGGCGATTGAACGGTGCGAGGTTTGATTAGTAGATCGTCGAGCGGCGGTATCGGTTTCATGTGCGGCAGCACGGCCGTGTGCCACGCCAGCCACGCACGCTCGTTGTGCTCTCGCTGTAGGCGAAGATCGATCGCCTTGAACGTCAGGTGGATGATGCGCGGCGTCGATGACCAAAACTCGGCAGCCGGTAAGCCGAACGATAGCCAGCTAGTTAGGAGACCGGGCCAGTCCCACCCTGCTGACTGCCCGGTGTTGCTAAAGGGCCTTCAGGCACAGGGAACGCGAGGGTGAAAATTTCCCTGACAAGCTCGCCAGCCTTGAAGAAGCCAAGCTCGTCCATCAGGTCGCCGGTCGCTTCCAGCGTCACGTCGGAATGATGCTTGCGAAGGGCAGCCCACAGCACAGCGCGCGTTGTCGTCAGGCTGTTCTCGAGGCTGTGGACCTTTTGCCCAAGCTCCTTCTCCAGTGCGCACATAGCGTTGCTGCTCAGCACGGCCCTGTACACCTTGCCGCCCACGGTGAACTCGACCTCGCCCTTGTGGGGATTGGGCATGTATACCTCCTATTATTGGGATTGGTGTGAGGCGATTTACAGGCCGGGCACGCCCCAAGTGACCGCGCCCGATACCTTGACGGTCAGGGTCGCCACCATCTTGTCGGCGATGGGGCCGGTAGCCTCGTAGTTGGTGACGATGCCCGAGAACGTGATCGCCTCGGTTGGCGATACCGGGGTATCGAACACGATGCGGAATTGCGGCACCACGTCGCTATCGAAGGTGTCGCGAACGCGCTGATCGGTTTCCGACGCGGGCACAAAGTTCATCTCGATCTTGACCTCGCCAGCGTTCTTGAGGCCGGGGATGAACTCGCGCCACTGACCGGGGCTTTCGGTGTGGGTGGCATCATGGGTGTCGCGCTGCAACGGCGGCATCATGATGCTGGTCACTTCGCCAAGGGTAACCCAGGCAGGGCTTTCGAAGATTTGGAACAGCGTGCCATAGCCAATTTGGGCATTTGTCGTCATGTCAGTTCACTCCACAGTTGGGATTACTTGGCAGCTAGGCGAGCCGCCTTCTTCGCCGCGCGGGCGGCTGCCTTCTGTATTTCCGACCACAACAGGCCGGCGATGCTGTTCAGGATCGCGTTCTTCATCGCGTCCCATGCGGGTCGGAAGAATGGTTGTGGCGGCTGGTGCGCCGTACCGAACTCTTGAAGGTGAGCTTGCGGTAGCGGGCCGGCCCCGACGTACACCTCCACCGGCGATACCTTGGGCGACAGGCTGGCTTGCCGCTTGGATAGTCTTGTGCCGGTCGTGATCGATGTTTGCAGCTTGCCCGACGCTACCGGGGCCGATGACGCTACGGCACGCTGAAGCGGTGCGGCGGCTTTGGTCAGGGCACGCTTGGCGACGTTGCGGCCTGTGGCCTTCGACGTGCCTACCGTGTTGGCCAGATCGGTGAAGGCTTCATCTAGCTCCTTAAATCCTTCCATACGAAACGACGCGACTGCCATTGCTCTCTATCCTGAAGTGTATTGGACGCGCCCGGTGATCTTGAAGGTGAGGGTTGCCGCCATCTTGTTATCGAGGGGCGCGGTGACGTTGTAGCCGGTGAGAATGGCGTTGCCGGTCAACTGCTCTGAGCTTGGGCTGCCGCCTGACGGTATGGTGATGCGGAATTGTGCGGAGGCCTCACCGTCATCGAACAGTTCGCGGATCACTGCGTCGGTAATGCTGCCGGGCGCGAAATTCATCTCGACGGTGATCTCGCCGCTGTCTTTCATGCCCTTGACGAACAGGCGGTATTCGTCGCCGATGCCGGTCGCATCGATGGTGTCGCGCTTTAGCTGCGGCAAGGTGATGTTTGTCACTTCCCCGAGCGTGAAGAACGCCGAGCCGTAGAAGACCTCGAAGGTCGCGCCGAACCCTATGCGGGCATCAGACATCGATCAGCGCTCATTGAAGTAGATCAGGAAGTCTTGCGACACCCGATGCATGTTGATGTCGGCTTGGTAGTCGTCGCGGGCCGTATCGAAGAACGCGCCTTGCACAGTAACGGTGCCCATCAAGCCGCTGTAGCCGTCGAGTGCTTCCTTGATCAGCCGAGCAAGCTCGTCTGCGGCGTTGTGCGTGGCTGCCCACGCGTCGATCTGAAACCGTGGCCGTGCGAGGCCCGACGTGCCTTGCATCGTGTGGTCACCGATGGCGCTGATGCGATTGTAGACAATCGAGGGCTCGCGCTGCCCTTGGGGCAGGACGACAGGGAATATCCGTTCACCGCCTACCGCGATGGCGAGGGTGCTGTCAGCGAGCAAGAACGCCCGCAATGCAGGTCGGATATCGTTGAGGGGCATTAGATGTCAGCGCGTCGGAACCCGATAACGAGTAGGGTTTCTCGGCGACCTAGTTCGTGGACAGCAACCACGTCGTAGACCGTGTTCGGTGCCGGTTGGTCACTGACCGCAATCGCAGGATAGACGATACGATCTAACGGGCTCAGGTCGGCTATCGCTTGGTGCCAGCGGATGCGGAACTCGGTAGTTTCCTTGCCGACGTACTGCGGCGGCACGAACCGCTCGTCCCCACGGGTCGGTGACACCGAGGCCGACAAGCGCTGGACGAGTACACCCCAAGTCTCGACGGGCTCGCCGCTACTGCTCGGTGTCGCCGATTTGCGTTCGATGGTGATCTTGCGGTCGAGTGTTCCGGCACGCATCAGTAAATCCTCGTCAGACGATAGGAGCTAACCAGCGTCTCGAAGACGGTCAGATTAGCGGCCTGCTTCTGAGGGTCTGTGCGGCCATCGTCGAAGCTGGTGCGGATGAACCAGAGGAGAGCGTTCAACACATCCTGAGGTAGCGCAGCGGTATCCCAGCCAGCCGTGAAGGTGATTGTGACCGGTGACGCGGCATCAAGATCAGCGGTAGGCCATTGCTCGCCTTGCGGCGGTAGCAACACCCCACCATCGTCACCACGAAGGTCTTCTTGCCAGTCAGTGCCGGTCGGGCTCGACGCCAGCATGATCGTTACGCCGTTGCTGACGTACTCGACGCTATCTACGCTGACCGTCTTGCCCCTTGGCAGCCAGATGCGCTCATAGGGATAGATCGGGAAGGCTGACAACACCCATCGGTGTTCCCGTTGAACGATGCTGCGATGGCAGGTATTCTCGAAGGCGTTGACGGCCGCCATGATGTACGTCGTCAGCAGGTCGTCCTGATCGTCGAAGTCCACCGCGCAATGGCTCTTGACCAAAGCAAGGTCGAGCGGCAGCGGCGACGTGGGCACCGCGTCTATGTCGAGCCTAAGCGGACAGAGCGTCATTGAGGTCCATCCTGGGGAAGCATTTCAGCGCACTGTCGGGCGTAGAGTTGATGATCTTGATGTGCGGCGGCAAGTGCCGCGCGGCCATAGCAAACTTCTCGGCAACCTCGTTGTACTTGGTCAGTAGTCGCCTCGGATCGTTGCCGAAGAAGTATCGCTTGCCCCCGACCAACCTCATATCAAACCCAACGAGGACCAGGCGCGTGGCACCGAACAGCAGGGCTAAGTTGATCGCTTGAAAGCCGGAGTCTTTGCTGTAGTGGATGGTGATTGGGTCGAGCGAGAAGCGCAGGCCACCCCTGCCGTTACACAGCTTCACGCCGTAGTCGCGCGCGGCAGCCAGCTTGTGATTGCTGTTGTTGTCGTGGCTGGACCAGCGCTCGCCTTGGAAGTCGGGACAGCCATTGGTGCGCTTCCAGAATTTCTCATCGCACCCGTACAGCACTTCGGCCCACGGTATTTGCTGATACGCTTCTTTGATCGCAAGCACCGTGTGATTGCGGCAGCGCTCGGCAACCTCTTGCGTGAGGCTCGGGCCGGGCGCGGCCACGATGACGGTGCGGCCATCGTGCCAACGCGGCACGATGGGCGGCATCAGGCGTGCGTGTCGATCGTTCTTCATGGTGTTCGGGAAGGTGGAACCACTGTTATGGGTGGGGCCAGCCCCCACCTTCCCGTCCCCCAATTCGGTCTGTGGCGTTAGACCGAGTTGAGACTTACGGACAACGCAGCCACTTGGCCGCGTCGTTGTTCAACACCGTGCCGCCGACGCGCTTGCGGATGTAGAACTTGACCTGACCGGGCGTGGTGATCTCGTCACGGATCAGTTGCAAGCCAATCCGCTCGACGAACACATAGGCACGCTGCCAGTCGCCGAACGCGATGGGGAACGTTTGGGCGTTAATGTCGTCCAACTGCTCCCACGTCTCGACCGGGTAGCCAAGAAGCCGGTCGGGCTGGCCAAGCTGCAAGCCGGGCTGCCAATGGTACTGACCATTGCTGTCCTTGAGCTTGCGGACCGCGCCGGTCGTGAGCGAGTTCATGATCCACGTGCCCTGAGCCCGGTACTCGCTGTTGACGCTGTAGATCAGATCGAACATGTCGTCGGCAGCGATTGCAGGCGGCGAACCCGTGCCCTGGATGAACTCGTAGGCGGCGTGAGCACGTAGCGGGCTGTTGGCGTCGTCGGTGACGACGGGCGTGGTGTTCAACATGCCCGTGGGCTTGTCGCTACCGTCGCCGCGGATCACAGCGTCACCCTCTCTGCGTGCGAAGCCACGGGCTGCCGACCTGACCAGCCATTCCTGAGCCTTGACGACGGTCATGTCTTCGAGGGCGAACAGCGACGCCTTCGGGTAGGCGTAGATCTCACCACCCGTGGGCGTGCGTTCCCTGAGGGTTGACGCAGCCGTTTCGACGCGGGCCGTCATTTCACCCGCCCATGCGGCGTCACCGCCATCCTCGTCCACCAGTTGCTTGAAGTCGCTGGTGCTGACCTGCCTCACACCGACCAGACGACGGAATGGGCTGAACTTGCCCTCCATCTGTTCGATCTGAGTGGCGATTTCCTCAGGTACGGCAAAGCCGCCTTCGGGACCGGTGCCGATGTTCACCATCTTGTGGACGATTTCCATCGGGTCAGTAAGTGCCAGAGCCTGAGCCTTGGCCTGCTGGGCAAGAGTCTGCATCTTCTGTGCTGACTCGTGCCGACGCATGATGTGCGCCGGTGACGCGCTGCACATGTAGGTGAGGAACGCCGTCTTGTACTCGGCCTGCGTCTGGTCGAGCGGGCTGGTAGCGCCGGGCTGACCCTTGCGGCTCTCCAAGTCCTCGATGCGGGTCATCATCGCCTTGTAGGAGATGTCGATCTCGCTCTTGAGCTTGAGCAGCTTGGTCAGGTGCCCGTCCATTTTGTCGAGCTTGGCCTTGCGTTCGGCAGCCTCGCTCTCGTCACCGGCCCCGAGGGCCACAAGGCGAGCGTCGTTCTCGGCCTTGTAGTCGTCGAAGCCTTTGCCGATGTCCCCAATGAGCTTGTTAAGCTCACCGAGATTGATTTCGTCTGTTGCACGCATGATGCGTGTACTCCTTAACGTGCGCCGATCATGCCAGCCCGCACTTTGCGTGCGGTGCGGATCAGGTCGGCTAGGGTTGCGGTTTGAGCCGGGTCGTGATCATCCCGATCACTGACGGTCGGCAGTCCAAGCTCCGCATCACGCAGGAGGGGTAGGCTCTTGAGGCAGGAGACAGCCGTCGCGGCTTGTCTACGCGTGTACCCTTTATCGCAAAGGGCAGCCTCATACGCGCGTATCAGATCGACAGTCAGCAAGTTCTTGACTGCCGTAACTCTGGCCTTTGGGTTGGCGGGGAAGGTGACGATGCTGACTTCCCGCAGATCAAGATCGGTCAGCGTGCGCCGTTCGCCGGGCTTGGTCGGGTTGATCGACTGGCGAATAAAGGCCAAGATCGACAAGCCATCAAGGGCACCCTCTTTCAGCCCTTCGAGAATGTACTGGCCACGGTCGGTGCCGGTCGCGATCAGGTGACCCTCGACCTTGAGACCCTTGGAGTTTTCCTCCATGTGGTCCCACACACCGATTGGCGTCATGTCGTCAACGCTACCGCTGAACATGCCGCCGCCGTGCTGGTACAGCATAGGCGGAAACTTGCCTCGATCCTCCTTCCACTCGCGAAGGCTCTTCGCGAAGGCGCCCTTGGCAATTATCTCACCGGCGCGATCAACGTTGCCGAACACGCTGCCGTAGCCGCTGAACACACCCTTGGCGTCTACGTCGGTAGGCGCGAACTTGAAACTAAGATGATGCAGCATCGCCGTCGTCCTCAGTGTCGTCATCTTCATCGTCGGTAGGTTCGGGCTCGGGATCGGGCTCGCTACCGGCTGGCTGTTGCCCTGACGTGCCGCCATCCAGGTAGGTGTCGCCGCCTTCGCGCGGGTTGAGCCCTTCCATCTCGCGCCACTCATTGGGTGAGCGCACGCCGTTCTGACGTTGAATGGCTAGGCCCTGTTGACGCGTCAGGAAGTCGGCACGTAGCGAGGCATCGATATTGAAGCGGATGATGACACCTTGCTCTCGGTCCTCATCGCTCAACAGGTCGTGCTCTAGGGCCTGCTCGAAGATAGTGACGACGGGCTGCACAACGTTCTGCACGAACGCCAAGCTCTGCTGCTCGACATTGTTGAAAGTGCCCTTCGACAAATCGCCGACAAGGTGCGGCGGCACACCGAAGCTTCCTGCAATCACCGTCCTCTGATACTGCCGAGTAGCGAGGAACTGTGCCTTGTCGTTGTCGATCACGATCTGTTGGCCAAGCTCGATCCCCTTCGGCATCAGCATGACGCGGTGACGACCACGCTTGCCGTAGACCGCCTCGATATCATCCCTGAACTTCTTGCGCTCCTCATCGGTCTTGAAGCCTTGGCTACCCGGTGCAGTGGTGAGCACCAAGCCGGGCGTGGCGCCATTGCCGAAGAACATGGCACCGAACCTTTCGGCGGCGATCTCGAGCCCGATGGCTTCGCGCACGTCCATGATGGGGCTGTCACCCTTCAGGCCGTCGCGGGCTGGGCCACGTGCATGAAGGATCTGGTCGGGCGTGTACTCTTGATGCTGACCGTTCGGAAACGTCACCATGTACGCGATGTTGAACACGTCGGTGAGGTCTTGCTTGATCGTCACCGCGCTCGGGTGCAGCGGCAGCAAGCGAAGCACCTTGCGGGTACTGGTCTGACCCTTCCACGCATAATAATTCCCGTATCGCACCAGCCATGACGTGGCGTCCAACCAAAAGCTGCTTGGCTTCAAGATGGCGTTCGGCTTCTTCAGCAGTAGCGCAACGGGGTGATCGGGTAGCAGCTCCTTCCTGGTGACGCCGTTGACGGTCGTCTTCTTGAACACCTGCACTGGCGAAATAGCGATGCGACGCGACACGGCTTGCACAATCGCCTGTACGGTCGGCGACTGCATCGCAATGTCAGGGTTCAAGGCGATGCCAGAGGAGATCTGGTAGTGCTCCTCCAAGCGGCGGATGACCTGATCGATACTCAGGCTTTGACCGTCGCTCTTGCGAGCCCAGCCAATTTCAAGGCCGAACAATTTCATCAGACCACTACCAGTTCATTGGGATCGATGTAGCCAGTCTCGGGCGGCGCGGCGTTCACAGCGCTGCCCACGGCCATCGTCAGGGCGATGCATAGATCGATGCGGCCACCGGGGCTGTTCTTCTCGAAGCGTCGCGTGTTGCCAGCCGGACCGGTGATGAAGCGTGCGCTTGCTACCGCTGATCTGAGCGCCGGGTTGACGTGAAAGCGGATGCGCCTTTCCAGTATCAGCGTCTCAAGCGCATCGATGCTGCCGGGCATCCACAGCGGGGCCGGGTCGTGCTTGTGCCGCTTGGGGCAATCGGGCTCGCAACCCCTACGCTGTGCGAAGCCTTGGCCATGCTCGCGCAACGGTAGCTCGGCACCAAGCGCGCTGACGGCCGTCTCGAAATCCTTGATCAGGTAGCGGTCATAAGCGACTTCTACCAAGGTGTAGGCGATGCCGTCCTTGACCAGATCGTCGGCAACGTGGTCGAGCCTGATCTTCGAGCCGGGTGTAGCTGTGAGAAAGCCTTGCCGTTCCCACACCGTATAAGGCGCCTTGTCGGCTTCCTCACGGGCTAGCAGCGTGGCTTTCGGCGTGTAGCCATGCGCGAACGCGACGAACTTGGGCTTGCCATCCTCAGTGTGCCCGTCTTCGAATACGAGGGCTCGGGCCGTCAGGTCGAGCGTCGAGCTTAGGTCGAGCCCGGCGAAGCAGCGGCGATCCTTGAACTGGGCAATGTCGAGCGTCGAGTCCTCGCAGGCTTCCCACGCTTGCCGGCTGATCCACGCTGTTTCGGCGTCGGTCCATACACAAAAGTGCAGTCGAAGAATGCCATTCAACTTGCCCGGTATGTCGCGTGCCTGCTTGACGACACCTGCCAAGTATTCCCGCGTGATGATTACGTCGAGTAGCGGGTTAGCCTTCTTGTGACACGACGGGTCCTTGATCGGATCGTCGCCATCGTCGAGCGCACAGACGTAGCTGAACGTGCTGTCATCTTCGATATCACCGTGGGCGACCTTGACCGCGTGCTGGTGCTCTTCGAAGCAAATGCTGTTGCGATCAGTGCCGCTGTTCGTCGTCATCACCAGCAGCGGTTGGCGCCGGAATTTGAACCCTCGCTCTAGTATGTCGATGGTGTGCCGGTCAGGATGCTCGTGAACCTCGTCTGCCAACGCCATGTGAGGCCGTGGGCCGCTGCCTCGCTTGCGGGTTTCGCGCGATACAGGCGTGAAGAACGAACCCTTTTGCTTGCCGCCCAGCATCGACATGCGGTCGATGCGCTTCTTGCCCCTGAAGGTGATCCGCTGTTTGAAGTCGGGCACCTGTTCGGCCATCTTGACGGCGTCTTCGAACAGCACACGGGCCTGTTCTTTGTTGCTGCCAGCCGAGTAAATCTGTGCTCCCGGTTCGGCATCGGCTGCCATACCGAAAAGGCCGATGCCAGCGGCCAACGGTGACTTGCCGTTCCCCTTTGCAATTTCGAGGTAGGCACGGCGGAACCGTCTTGTGCCATCGGCTCGCTTCCACCCGAAGATGCTGCCGACGATGAACTTCTGGCTTGTATGGAGGTTGAACGGCTTGCCTTCGAACTGACCTTCGGACAGTCGCAACAGCCGCTCGAAGAAACGGATGACACGCTTGGCAGTAGCAAGGTCGAATGTGAACCCTCGTGATGGTCCGTGCTCAAGGTCGTTGAGATGCCGTTGGCAAGCAGCCTTGACGTGAGGCCCGGCGATCTCCGCGCCCGACAACACCGCCTTGGCATAGTCGAGAACGGGATCGCTGCCGTCATCAGGTTCAGTTGAGGAATTCGTCCGCAGCCGTTTTCTGACCAGCATTATCGATGACCAGTACGCGTTGACGGTCTACCGGCGTCATGCCCAAGCGGCTCAGAATGCTGACCAGCAAGCGCATATCGTCATTGGTGGCATTGCGAGCGAGCACGCGCACACGAAGCTGGCACGCCGTTTCGACCAGTGAGCGATCACACTCTGCGAGCCAGCCCGATTCCCGCTTGAAGGCTTCCCATGCCTCGACCTGCTTCTTGGTGAGGCCACGGCTGGGCTTACCTAGTGGCCGGGTGTCGGGCTCTTTGCGGTTGCGATAGCGACTAGGATTGTTGGCAACTGCGCCGTTCGCTTCCGCTTTAGCCAGCGGTGTTCTCATTCGTGGCATGGGATCACGTTGGGAAAAGACGTTCGCGATTTTTCGGAACCGCCGCCGGCCCTCTGATGGATGGGAAATTGTTTCGCACCGCCCCCCGGTATGCTGAGCTTCTTTTGCCAAGCAGGTCAGGCACGGCCGGGGTGTGCGTGCTGCTGGCGGCCCTTGCAGTCGATTCGCCTTCTCAAGAGGCGACATTCCGAGGAACCGGCTGTGAGTTCGTGCCATGGGTACTCCCACGCTTCTACCTATTTGCAGGGTGTTTGGGATCGGTAGGCCAGCCATCCGCACCGATGGCTAGGCCGTAGCCACGCCGTTCCTGCTGCTGTGCATCGCTGTCGTGGCAGGGCTTGCACAACGACTCGAATGGTCCGTTGAAGAACAACACCGGGTCGCCTCGATGCTGTGTCGTGTGGTGCACTACCTCTGCTCTGACGGTCTTACCCTTCAGTAGGCAGCGCTGGCACAGCGCATGGAGGGTCAACTGCGCTTGGCGAACCTGTTGCCAACGGGCAGTCTTGTAGAGCGCTCTCCACGGCTTGTCGTATCTACGCTTGGCATCATGCCGTTGGTCACGGGCGCGCTTGGTCACCTTGGTCACTCGGGTTCAACGATGCTGGCCTGCAATGCGTCGCGCCATTCGTCTGCGAACGGCGCATTGGCGTATTGTGGGAACCAAGGGCCGCCGCTGGTCCAATGCACGATGGCAGGGTCGATGGTCGATTGGCTGTAGCCGACCAAGTAGTTCCATTCGTGCGGTAGCCAGCCGATGTGCTGATCTTCAAGCCAGCAGAACCGGTGTAGGTCGCGGCCCGGCACGGTGTTTATCAGGTCTATGGTGAGAGCCTGATTGGCAGGGTGATCTACATTGAGCAGCATGACGGAGGACCAGTTCTTGCGAGCGTATTGCTGCTGAACGCGACCATCCATCTTGGTTACTTGGTCGGGTTTGTGATCGTGCTGGACACAGAATAATGCCTTGTCAGGACTGGCCTCCGCACGCCAAAACAGCCAATCAAGGTCTCTGCGGACCAGCACGTCGCAATCCATGAACAGTGCCCATCCACCCTTGCCTTGCTTGCGTACTAGCTCAGGGACAAGGAATCGCGTGATCGCGAACTCGGTGGACATTGGGGCTTCCGAGATAACGTCGATAGCGCGGCCTTGCTCGTCCACCTTTGTCGGACGATTGTACCAGCCCAACGATTGAACGTGCTGCAAGGCGATGCCGTGCACCTTTGTGCGCACGCTGCTGTGCTGATTGGCAGACCAGCGAGCGACCGTAAAGGCTTGGTGCTCGCGCGGGTCGTAGCCGATGTAGATCGATCGGTGAGGCATGTTCTGTACTCGGCAGGATGCGCCGTTGTGGCCGATTGGCCAGACCACCTATGATCGGTCGCTTATTGGCAACAGTGTTGCCAATAAGGGGTCTCAGGTGATCGATCAGGCTGCCTCTAGTTCCGCAACCCTTACAGTCACGGTTCGTTCCGAGCCGAAGAGCTTCACCAGTACTCTGATACTATCGCTGCCATCATCTTCGATGACTTTGAGCAGCGCATCCTTTAGTGGACCGTCGGTGAAGCGTACCGATTGCATTGCCTTGAAGCGGGCGCGGGTGACCTGAGCCTTGCTGTGGGCCAAGCCGGTATCGTCGAACCCGGCCATCAGCACTTTCATGATCTGGTTGGGGATGACTGTCGGCATGATGGTAACGAACCCATCGTCATCTTCGACGGGATCGAGAGCCACGAAGCGGCATTTCGCCTTGCGCACCAGCCACCATTGAGTACTAGGCAGGCTGACGAATAGATATCTCGGATAGGCAGGCTTCTCGATCCATTTGATCTGTGGGCCGCTCTTGGTCTTCCGGACGGTGCGAACCTTGTTGCGTGGCAGCCAGGTGATCACGTGTTCACGGCAAAGGTCGGCGCGGGCTTTGGCTTCCCAGCCGGTCCTTGTCGTGACTGCGTACCACGCGTTATTTGTCTGCATGCTGAGCGATATAGGGCGAAATGGGTATTCAGTCAAGTTTCTAATAAAAAGCCCCTCACGTAACAGGAGGGAAACGTGAGGGGTTAAGGCATTACCGAGTTCTCAAATGCACAGAGGGCTGTGCAAGGCCAATGATCGATTATCGTCGTGGTTAAGTCAAGCCTGCGACGTTGCGTCACCAACAATCGCCAAAAAGGCACGAAAATCAAAGGATCAAGCCCATTGACATTGACGCTTTGTGTCGCTAGCTAGGTACATGAGGCAGCGCCCTTGAAAGGAGTATCTCCATGAAAAGCAACGCAATTAAGAGGATAGTAACACATGACCCGCCGAAACCTTTCACCAAGAGAATGAGCAAACCCGTGACCTACGACACGCTGCCTTTTTTCGTCAGCACCGCGCGGCTGGCACAGTTCACCGGTCGCGATATCCGCACAGTTCGCAAATGGGTGAAGCGCGGCGACCTGCCGCCGCGCGTAGCGCTGGCCGAGCGGAACAAGGGCTGGATGAAAGACGTGATCGTGGCGTGGCTCGATCAACATCCGGAGCGAATGCGAAATGATCAACCTTCTCACAGTCTTCGATGAACGAGAGTTTAGGGCTGCCCTGACGCGGCGGTTACCTGACATAGCGTACCAGCCGCATCGATGGCGCATCCACAGGCCAGTGTACTGGGAGGGGCGGCAATGGGCGATCACCGGCTACGGGCTCGAGAATGTCGCCGGGGGTCGTGAGTATCCCGTGAGTTGGGCGGAACTGTTCGATGGTCAACCGTGGCTTAGCGACCTGAGCCAGAAGAATTGGGTTGACGCGGCCGATCTACAGCAAGCCCTCAAGTATGCAATCAAACATCGGAATAAAAGAAAGCCCAGCAGGTTACAGGCTGCTGGGCTCATCTAACAGGAGGCTAGGTAGTTTCAATGGTGCAACAAGTATACCGCGACGGTATCGACGCGGCAACCATCATCACTGAGCTTGGTAGCGTCGGACCTGATAAGTGCCGTTGTCCGGTTTGCAATGGCAAAAGCCTGAGCGTTCGCGACGGCAACGGCAAGGTGCTAGTCAAATGCTTCAAAGAGTGCTCGCAGGAAGACGTGATCGCCGCGCTACGCAAGCGCGGGTTGTGGGGCAAGGCGAAGCCTAACGGCCACGCTAAGCCCGAACGCACACGCGAAGATAAGATCGCCCGCGCCATGGCGATATGGCGGGCGGCGAAAGGCGGCGACGTGGCTACCGTCAGCTACCTTCGGAAGCGGGGCATCCGGCACATGCCCAAGTGCGCCCGGCTGCTGACGGCTACGGCCGCTAAGGAACTCGGCATCGGGCTGCCGAGGTTTCCGGCGCTGGTGTTCCCGATCTACAAGGGCGACGACCTGACCGGCTGCCACGTCATCAAGCTGACGACGGACAAGGACGCGAAGCTCGCGACCGGCGTCAAGCCAGCCAAGCAAAGCTTCGGAGACCTCAAAGGCGGCTACGTGCCGTTGAGCGACCTCTACGATCCCAACAAGCCGATGATCGTTGGCGAGGGCATCGAGACGGTGCTGTCAGCGATGCAGCTATCCAAGTGGCACGGCATCGCCTGCACCGGCACCAGCTTTCTTGAAGTGGTCGAGCCGCCGGAGGCGAGCCTGTACGTGATCGCGGCTGACAGCGACCCGGTGAACCCCAAGACGGGCAACCGGCCGGGCGACAAGGCCGCCACGGCGCTTGCCGACCGGCTGACTCGCGACGGGCACAAGTGCCGGATTGCTACGGCGCCGGGCAACGGCAAGGCCAAGGTCGATTGGAACGACGTGCTACGGGGCCTGATGCATGCGGACGAGGACGACCGGCGACTGTTCACCGCCGACCTCCACAAGGTGCTGACCCAAGGTAAGAATCACAAGATCGCCGAACGCGATATGCTGTCGGACCGGCCGCCCAAGCAGCGCGAGGGCGAGCACAAGGCCGTGGCGAAGCGTGACGAAGGCGATCTTGAGGACGAACGGAAAGGCAAAGTCAGCGGACCCCTGCTGTTGCCGCCCAGCGCGCCGATGGTGTGGGCGGAAGTGTTCGTGAAGGCCCGCTATGTTGAGGCAGGGGTCTACACGCTCATTTACTACCGGGGCAACTGGTACGCCTATAACGGCAGCTATTACGCTGCGGTCGAGCAAATAGCGTTGGAGCGGCAGCTGCTGGCCTTCTTCGAAAAAGCCCTAGTAGCTACTGAGCAAGGGCCCAAGCCCTTCAATCCGACGCACGCGAAGGCGACCCAAATCGTCGAGATCATGAAGCGTGTGCTTCTCGAGCCCAGCAGCTTGACCCCGCCCTTCATGCGGATGGCGGACAGTACGCGGCAGGATCTTGCCGGGCTGATACTGCTGCGTAACGGAGCGCTCGACGCCGCGACGCGACTGTTGACGCCTCCCAATCCTAGGCTGTTTGCAGTCAACTGCTTGCCGTTCGACCATGACCCCGATGCGCCGCAACCCGAGCGCTGGCTTGACTTCCTCCATGAGTTGTGGCCGGGCGACGAATACAGGCAGGAGCGCATCAACCTGCAAAAGCTGTTCGGCCTGCTACTCACTACGGAGACCCGCCACCAAAAAATCTTCATGATGATCGGGCCGAAGCGGTCGGGTAAGGGCACCATCGCTAGGGTGCTGACCGAACTGTTGGGGAAGGACAACGTCGTGTTCCCCAAAATGAACAGCCTGACCGGCGAGTTCGGCCTACAGCCGATGATCGACAAGCAGTTGGCCATCATCAGCGATGCGCGGCTGCCTAGTTCCGCCGGGGCAAGTAGGGTCGCCGAAAGCCTGCTGTCGATATCGGGCAAGGACGCGCAAAGCATCAACCGCAAGAACCAGACGTTTTGGACGGGTAAGCTTGGCGTTCGGTTCCTGATCCTGACCAACGAGTTGCCGCGCATAACCGACGCCAGCGGGGCGCTGCCCTCAAGGTTCATCATCTGGCAGTTGCACGAAAGCTTTTACGGCAAGGAGGACCTGACCCTCCAGCCCACGCTGGTTACCGAACTGCCTGGCATACTCAATTGGTCACTACGCGGTGTTGACCGACTCGCCGACAAACCACGGTTCATAATGCCCAAGGCATCGAAGCGAGCCTTGCGCACGCTACAATCGCTATCGTCTCCGGTCAGTTTGTTCATTCGCGAGTGGTGCAAAACGGGTAGCGAGGCCAATGTCAGGGTCGAAGCGCTATACCGCGCGTGGTGTGTTTGGTCAGACAAGAACGGGCTACATGCTACCAGTAACATCACGTTCGGCCGCGACCTGTCGGCACAAATGCCTCACCTGCGCAAGCGAGGGCGCGGCGTGCAACACAAGCGTTACGACGGCATCGCGCTGACAGTCGAAGCCCGCGACCAAGTGAAGGCGTGGATCGATCGGTCGCGGCAATGACGATGCTGCTGGTAGCGCAGCGGTGGGTGTTTACGTAAGCCACCAAATGCACCACATGGTTTGAACTGCCCGCCGCCTAATATAATCAGTTTACAAATCAAATCTCGCGCGTAATAAATTGAAAACACCTATTGCATTGGGTGTGCCGGCCGCCACCCCGAACCATGTGGTGCATTGGGTGGCTTACGTAAACATGTTGACGTAAACATTGAGTGGCGTATGTTTACGTAAACACCATCAGGATACAGACAATGAATGATGACAAATCAACCATTGCCCGTCGTGAGTACATGCGGCGCTACCATCGTGCCTACCGCAAGCGTCACAAAGAACTCATTGCCGACCTGCAGGAAACCATCGCCTTGCAGGACGCGGAGATCGCGAGGCTCAAGCGTCGCGTCAACAAGCTACTCCGGTCACGCAAATGAAGGTCATCGGCAGGACAGCAACCGACGTGATCGCGCAATGCCGCTGCGGCTGCAAGGTCAGCTTCAAGCGTGCGTTGCTCGGCACCATCAAGGACTGCGGCTGCGTAGCTCGGCAGCGCGTGCACCGGGCCGCGAAGCGGTACCGCAGCAAGTCGGCGCGCATGGCACGGCTGCGGCCGATATTGTCGCTGGTCAGCGACGCCTACAACGACGTGAAGCTCGCGCCGCGCGGCGAAGCCAGGGCAGCGGCGACGCTGCGGCTTTTTCGACTGCTGAGCCGATACGACCTCGACCTGCGAGCCGACGTGTTCAAGGCGCTGGAATCTGCTGGCAAAGCATTCCCTGTACAGAGCATCGTTATTGTGCTGTGGTGCAACCCTTGGGGCCGGAGCACACCGTGGCCGAGCGCAAGCCATTGCTCTCGTCACACCACACATGACAAGGAACTGCAGTGGCGAGTGTTACAGCATCGATCACTAAGCGCAGACGCAGGCGACCCCTAAAGTCGGGCGCGGTCGTTGCTCAGACACGCTTCGTCGTGAACTTTCGCGAACCGCGCAGTGGCCGACGAAAGCAGTTCTTCTTCGCGCGGCACCAGGACGCCATCGCCAAGCGCGACGCTCTCTTGTCGAGCATCGTGACGCGCACATACCTGGAAGAAAGTACCGACCTGACGGTCGCTCAGGCGGTCGCATACTGGCTTGAGACCCGACGCAAGGAAGTGAAGACCTCAACCTGGAACAGCTACCAGCATATGGCCACCTACATCATCGGACCGCTGCTTGTTGGCACTGCGCTTGAACGCCGCAGGTTCACACTGAGTGGAGCGAAACCGCCAGGAGTACAACAAATCGACATGCTCGGGTCGAAGCGGATCAGCAACTTGACGACTGCCGATGTTCGTCGCTGGCACCAGGACTTGGCTTGTCAGGTTAGCAGCTACACCGCGAACGTGGCCAAGAAGTTCCTGCGGGCCGCCCTGGTCATGGTCGCCGAGGACTTCCAACTGCGTGTGCCGCCGATGCCGGGACGCTTAGGTCGGGGCCGGACCAGGCCCAAGAAAGTCATCCTCACACCCGATCAGGTCGGCGTGCTGCTGGAGGCTGCGCTCAAAGATGAGCGGAAGGGCGTTTACTATGCCTTCCCGTTCCTGACTGGCGTGCGCCCCAGCGAGCAGCTCGCACAGCTGTGGGAGGACATGGACCTCACCGCTGGGATCATTCGCATTCGGCGCGTGCAGGAACAGGACGGCTCGATCAGCGAGTTTACGAAGACAGCGGCCGGCATGCGTGACATTCCGATGTCATCGTTACTCAAGGTCATGCTTGTGAAATGGAACTTGAGTTGCCCTCGTGCGAGCGGCTCGCCGCATCGGGTGTTCCCTACGCTCGGGAACGCCCATTGCCGCCAGGGACGCAGGTGGTATGCGGGCGGTCCGCTGTCGTACACCAACTTCCGCCTTAGCTACTGGCGGCCTGCGCTTGCATCCATTGGGCTGCCCTACGTGACGCCGCACAGCGCCCGCCATGCCTTTATCAGCACGCTTCAAGCCCAAGGTATCGAGGTCG